CATGTATGAAGACGGCCACATTATTTGGACCTATGATGAATATATTGATTATTGCGTTGCCATACCTACGATCCCAGGTGATTGTGGCGCAGTGATTATGACTGATATCCGTGGTGGAAAGTTTCCTATTTCTATCATGGGTTTGAATGTGGCTGGTACTCCAAATGGAGACTCTATTGGCGCATTCATTTCTCGCGAAACCCTACTCGCAGCTCTCTCTGTTCTTCCGAAATCTCAGATGTCCCCCTCTTTTCCTGAATTTGTAATTCCTCTTGATGTTGTCCCCGTTAAAGTCGAAGGCGTTATACAACCAAATAACGCTCCTGATTTCGATTTTGGACCTATGGAAATAGTTGGTGTTGTGGATTGTGTAAATCTTCAACCAAACTTTGCAAACACGAAAAGTAAGATCATTCCTTCTTTCATCCATGGAAAATTACCTTCATTTCCAGTTACCAAGTTTCCGGCACATTTAAAGCCCGCGAAAAACGCACAGGGTTATTTAGTTAATCCTGTTACTAAAGCTTTAAAGAAATTTAAACGTCCTCCTTCTTTACTGGATGGTAAAATTGTTCGACGAACTATAGCTGAAATGAAAGGTCAATTTTTCGCTCCTAATCTCCCTTCTCAACCTCTTTCCTTCTTTGAATCTGCCTTTTCCTCTGAACAAGTTCCGTTTTTGAGACCTGTCGACAGGTCGAAAAGTAGCGGGTATTTTCCTGGCAAAGAACCTGGAAATGGAAAACATAAATACCTCGGTTACAATGAGGAGAAGTTTGTGCTTCCAGCTTTTCAAGCCACCCTAGAACAACTCGAAGAGCAAATGGCTCTAGGTGTTGTTCCTACTTTTTATTTTGCCGATTGTCTCAAGGATGAGATCCTTGGATTGAAGAAAGTCGATGAAGTTGCGACACGTTTATTTAATGTCTGCGATCTCCGGTTTCTTCTTTTATTTCGACGCTGGTTCGGTGCTTTCATGAACCGCGTTATTAAGGATAAGATTCGAAATGGTTCTGCTATTGGGATTAATCCTGTTTCTCTTGAATGGGATGCCCTTGCAGTTCGTATTTCTTCTCACCCTAATAAAATTGCTGGCGATTATTCTGGCTGGGATACCAGCCTTTTCCGTGATATAATGGAAATCATAGGTGATGCCATAATCGACTCCTTTGTCGATCAGTCACCTCGTGAGAAGCTCATTCGTGAAGTTATTTGGAATGCTTTGTTGAACGGGCATCATATTTTTGGTTCCTATGTTTACCAATGGATCCTTGGAATGCCGTCTGGTTGTCCTATTACAGCCATTCTCAACACGATTTATAATAATTTCATTAATCGCTACAACTTTATTTCTCTCTCTCTTTCTCAATCGGAAG